ATATTTTTTTTATATATTTTTTTTCGACTCTAGCCATCATTTGCTAAGGGGGGTCTCCCCATCCACAAGGGGTGGGTCACTCTCGTCAGGATTTTGGGTGTAAACGTTTACAGCAGAATTCGATTTTCTTTGGGATTGTTCGTTAAACGATTTTCCTTGGGATTGTTCGTGTGGAATAGTATGCAACTGAGCAGAGGGCCCCGATTCCAAAAAAGTGGGGTATGGGGTATCGGTGGGGTCTTGATCCTCAGAAATTAATGAATTAGTACTCAATTCTTCCAATAAAGTAGTCGCGTCATTCTCAATCACATCTTCGGCCTGTTCATTCATTAATGCTTGTATCTCTTTAATGATTTTCGTTTTAATGTCTTCGCTTGAGTGGATTACTTTGGTTTCACTTCTATGAGTGAACAATGATACTTCTGTTATTTGGCCAATGATTTTACTGGCTTGGATTTTAACCTGGGGCTTCGAGTCAGGATCGGTTAGCACTGCCACCAGGCTCGTAATGGCTAAAGAGCGTAGGCTTTCAGCATTTTGGTATTTCATCGCTTCATTAGCCCTTTGTATCGCTTCGATCGTTGCGCTAACGTGTGGCTTAGATTTAACCCGATGCGCACTACTCTTGACAATTTCCGGCTTGGCCTTCGTGTTGTAGGCTTTTCTGTATGCTACTGTTGCCGGTTCGCCCTTTGCTACTTCTTCAGCAAATAGACGTTGTTTACCTGTTAGCTTGGATTTGGGAACTCTTAGAATGCTTTGGATCGTTTGATCTTTTAGCGCCTCTTTCATCGCTTTGCGTGTGGGTTTTGTCATTGTTTCCATATATTCGAATTGAGCAGAACATAAAACATAAAACGCATTAGATCACAATAGTGCTCTTGTTGTCTAGATCCATTAAGCCAATAGACTGTATCCGGCTTTTTGCTGTAAACGTTTACAGCGATAGGTTTTCCCTATCAATACTCCAAACCCCATAGAAACTATTCAACATGGAATTGTCAACCCGAGATATGATAACGGCGTTGAAGTAATATCTTTTAACCACAATCAAAGGGGAAATTATGAAATCATTATTTGATCAACTCGGAACTCTAGAACTCGAATGTGTCGCTTCATTACTTGGGTTCGAGAATACCTCAGCCGGCTTTGAACTTACCCTTCGGGAAATTGAACCATTACCCGATAACTTCAAATTAGGTCACGTTGTGATAGCTTACTTAGAGCATAAATTAAACTACATCAAAAAATTTGACTTCGAGACTGCTTAAAACCATGCGGTAAGCCCTTCGAGGTTTACCAGATCGTTTTAACCACCACCACAAAGGGGAAATTATGAAGATCACAATCGAACTCAAAAACCAGTATGGGCAAACCACGGCGCACCCAGTTTGCTGTAAGGCTAAACTATTCGCCCGCATCGCCGGAACTAAAACCCTCACACTCGACACCCTTAAAACAATTAAGGCCTTAGGTTACGAGATCGAACAACTTGCACCGGAGTTACTTAAATTATGAAAACATTATTTCAATTAATCGTTTTACTTGCCCTCGCTTGTATTTTCGCTTATTTTTTTTCACTAACTTTATAAAGGAAAACATCATGCAATCACTTAAACAAGTATTAATGAACAGGGACAAACTAACTGAAGCCGAAGCCGAAGAGTTTATCGCCGAAGCCCGCGAGCGGATCTACTCCGGAGATGATCCCGAAGAAATCTTACTAGAAGAATTCGGCCTTGAACCCGATTACGTTTTTGATTTACTTTAAGGGGAAACCATGAACACGAACCAAATTATTGAAATAATCATAGATAACACAGATTTTCGCCCATTCGAGCTTTGCTCAGGCACCCCCAAACAGAAAGCACAAAAACAATTAGAGGGTAAAACCCATTATGTGGACGAATTTGCTCTCAAATATTTTAAATGCCGCATTGTCTCGGCTTTGCCTGTGTCTAATGGGTTGTTTTTTAAAATTATTGAAAATCTACCCAATGATCCAACAACAAACCAAAAAGGTTTTCGCGCAGTAGTTTTTGATGTTTTTGGAGAAATAATTTTTAGATTACATCTTGATGAAATGTCAAAAACTGCACATCTTGCCGATACCGCTTTTTATAAATGGTTTGAAAAATTTAACGGAACCGAACACTATATTAGAAAATTCCAAGAGGAATCAAACACCCTACAAAAACAAGCAAACAAAATGAGAAATTGTGTACACCTATTAAACCAAACTGAAAAGGCTTAAACATGAAAGAACTATTTTTAAATGAAGAGGGGAAACCCTCATTTGAAAGTAAAACCATGACGAACGAACAAATTATCGAACTGTATCAGCGCAAATTAAATATGACTCTAGCCGAGTTATCAGCGATAACCGGCAAGTCAATAAAAGAACTCAAAAAAATTCTATTAGAAGGGTAAACAATGAAAACACTAACACTCAATTACTATCAAGACTCGGGCCATGGTTGGGTTAAAGCCAAATTATCATTACTCCAAAAACTTAACATTGTCGATCAAATAAGCCCTTACTCTTATTTGAGAAAAGATAACGTTTATCTTGAAGAGGACTGCGATTTAAGCCGGCTTTATGAAGCACTAGACAAAGCCGGAATTACTTTAAAACTTAAAGAATTTTGCGCTTGCGAGAAAAGATCAAAAATCCGCTCATATGATAGTTTTAATTTTCGTTTATTTTTAGGGGTTCAATAATGAAGACAATTATGCTAAAAAAAGATGCATCGATGTTGACCGGTGGACTCACTCAAACGACTAAGATGCCTTGCAAGTCTTACAGTCTACCTACTGAAGCATGCACGACCGGCTTCAAAATGTCGCAAGTAGAAGGATCAATTTGTTCTTTTTGTTTTGCCAATAAAGGGAATTACGCGCGTTACCAAAACAGGATTAAACCCGCCCAATTCGCTCGCCTTGACTCAATCAACGATCCCCATTGGGTGGACGCGATGGTTACTCTAATTGGCCTAGATCCTTATTTTAGGTGGCACGACTCCGGCGACCTACAAGGCCTCGATCACTTCGAGAAAATTGTACAAGTGTCAACGTTGACACCTAAAACGCGCCACTGGCTTCCTACTCGGGAATACTCGATTATTAAAGAGTTTATTTCCAATGGTGGAGTTATCCCAAAAAATCTAATTGTCCGATTGTCCGGAATGTACCCCGATAAACCGGTTCAAGTACCGGCATCGCTCCAAGGGATTAAAGGGATTACTACCTCGAATGTCCACACTAAAAAGCCCCTAGGGCTCGCTTGTAAAGCTCCAAGCCAAGCCGGAGAGTGTCGCGATTGTCGCGCCTGTTGGACTAATAAGCCAGTATCTTATTTAATGCACTAAGGGGAAATCATGGAACACACCGAACATGACTATATCGAGATGGGCTATCAATACGCTAAAGCGAAAAACGAATACGAGCGATTAGAACGCGCTCGAATCATAAAAGAGATGCTATCAAAAGAACGCGCCGGAGATGTAGCACGCGCTCGCTTTTTAGTAGAACGGGGAAGACTGGAAGCATGAGAGCTCGCTCCAAGCCCTTAATTCAAGGGTTTGGGGCGCTATTTTCGGCGCGAGAGTGTAAACGTTTACACCCGAATTAATCCAAGTAAATCAAAGTACAAGTAAATCAAAGGGGAAATTATGCAACTATCACAACAAACAATCCAAAAAATACAACTCGTTGAGTTAAAACTTTCGGACTACTTATTTGATGCGAAGGGATACGAAAACGATCCCCTAGAAGACGCGCATTGTGCGATTATTTCCGCGATGCGAGACCTCAAAATCCCGTTTTCTGATACCGCTGAACTCTTCAAGTAAATCCAAGTAAATCAAAGGGGGAAAAAATGACTCGATACTACATCGGAACAATTCATGAGCGCAATGGGGATTTTGAATACGATACAAAATATTTATTTGAAACCGCAAAAGATCCAGATCTTTACACAAGACTTGTTGCAATGACTTGGCGCGGTGGAGAAGAGGAAGACTGGGACGAGTCCCATGACGGATTTTGGTCTGAAAGTACTCTGATACATGATCATGGATCGACTGAAATCCCCAGAAGCGACTACATGGTTTTGAAAAAGTATTTGTCTGTTCTTTAAGTAAATCAAAGGGAGAAATTATGACCTGTTCAAGATGCAACTCACCTACAAGTAACACTTGGGATTGTGAATGCCAGTATGAGAAGGTAGATCCTATGCTCAGGGCTAAGATATTGGCCAAGCTGACACCGCAGGAACTCGATCCAGAAATGTACTCCGACTCGGAATCATGGGGATCGACTGAGGTCGATGGGGTTATGTATGACCTTAATTTTTGGTTTGATGACGATAAATTCAATATCACCGCTTATTTTTTAACCGAAGAAGATGGTGTTGTTGTCACGGATAACTGCAGATTTTTTAGGATTTTGTCTAAAACTGTTAAGGTAATAGACGAGGAGAATGAATAATGAATATCATTGACTTAACCGACAAGTACGGAAAGAAGAACCTTAATCGGGTCTATGACCGGTTTTATTCCAATGGAGAGGTGTGGAT